CTCGTGAACCGCAGCAGTCTTGGTAGTGTCTTGCTCGCTGATGTCTGTGCAGACAGTTTGGTATCTACCTTCTGGCAAGGCTCGGATGTCGGCGTCGATGCGCTGCTTGAAGTCCTCTGCGCTAGCGCCGTTCGGGAGGTGGACTCCTGGGCGACGGCATCTTACGATCTCAAGCTCCAAGCAACGCACGTAAGCCATGCAGATGTGGTTAATAGTTTTCGGGGAGGCTGAGATGGGCTGTCCCCCCTTGAACTTGTAACCGCCCGTGCTGGTGGTGTTGCCTTGCAGCCAGGTCTCAGTTTTGAGGCCAGCTTTGTCTTGCTGCTTGTTAAAGCACGAGATAGTGCTAGTAGCGAAGGCGGTAGACCCGTAGAGGCCTTCCTCTTGCCTAGCGGGGTTCCTCTTCGCGACTATGTTTTGGCAAGCCTCAGCTTCGGCAATGGCGAGCATTTCCGGGGTGACCTGGGTGAGCTGGTGGATCTTAATAAACTTGTTGAGCCCCGCGGTGAGCCGCTGGACCTCAGGTTCAAACCGATCTAAGGGCAATTTGCTGCTAGCCGTCGCATAGCGGCTGATCGCTGCTTGCAGCGAATGATCTAGGCTGTTTGTCTGCGCGCGTGACCTGCAGCGAGCCACGCTGATGACCCGTTTCTCTTTGCTGGCAAACGGGTCGAGGATGGGGCGGTGCCGCATCTTGATCTTCATGCTCTTTGAGCCGAGGTTGCCTAGGTTGGCATACCCAGTTTCACGCCGGAATTCGTACAGGTCCGAGCTGGTTGGAGCGAGCTTCTGAAGGACTGCGTCGACCGCGGTCATGCTGACGGATTTCAGGGGCGGTATCAGGACGTCAACGGGGGCAGGGTCAGACAAAAGTTCATCGCAAGTGGGCGTCCCTGGGATAAAGCCTTCGCCAGCTAGATTCAAGGACCCGTGCACCTGCATGTTGACCTGGGCTTCTTCCGGTACGCTGTATATCTTACCTTGCTCTCCTCCCCTGAAATCGGGCCGCGACGAGAAAGGTCCGGTAGTGAAGTCGACGTCTTTTACCGCGACCTGGCCATACAGGCCATGGTTGCTGCGCGACCCGATGCGCCACGGAAGTGACATGTCGCGTCGTCGGCCTGCGGTCGTGTAGCCTGTACAGCCGCACCTGTCTGTACAAGCCGCCTTGCGTAGACAAGGCGTTTTGGGTTCGCACGGACAGACGTGCACTGGACGAATGTCGATCGCCTGTCGTGCGGCCGGTGCAGCCATGAACACCCATAACCTAGCGGTGTGCCTGGTCGCGCCGACGTAGAGTTGCTGGGGCAAGGTGTGGATGGTTGTCGCACAGCTGGGCCCGATGTAAAGTCCAACCGCCGGAGCACGATATCCTTGCTGCGAGTTGACCGTTGCGAAACCGGTCATCTCTTCCGCCCGCTTAGAGAAGCAAATCATACGACTCTCTGGTGTGTAGAGAGTCTCCTTCATGAACATCTGCCTCATTTGGCCGCCGGTGCGACCAGATTGCTGCACAAATGTGACAGTGTTACACCTAAAGTTGGTGGTCTTGTAACCGGATTTCGACGGCCACCGTTTGTGGATCCAAGCCATAACATCGAGAGGGACCGCGCGGCTGATGGAGATGCGAGGTATCTCGGATTGGCAGGCTGTAGCGAGCGAGCTGATGCGGCTCGCGGTGTTCCCGGAGTAGTCACTCGCATTGAACGACGTCTGCTCGCTATCACCAACCAGCAAGGCCCGCTTGCAGTTGGTGAGTATGTAGCAGAGTTCGATGATACCCATCTTATAGCTCTCGTCGATGATCACTGCTTTATCCTTGATGTGCAGGATGGCAGCGGTGGTGGTCTTGGCAGGAATACACTCATCACTGTATTCCTCCTTGAGAGCTGAGGTTGGGCAAACGACGAGGTCCCACCCGCCTCGCGCAAAGATGCGCTTCATGAGGTGGGTCTTTCCACACCCTGGAATGCCATTGATGGCCGTCACTTTGTCCCGTACGTAACGAGCAAGGAGGCCGTTCTTGGCGTGGTATGGCTCTTTTGACGCAGCCAGCTCGGACTCGATGTGCGAGATGGCAGCTTCATTGACTTTCTGGTACACACCAGTTGCACCAGCCTTCAATGTTGTCAAAAGGATGCGCATTTCAGACCGTGAGTTGAAAGCGCCGAAATCCAAGTCTGTCGGAGCCGGAACCGTCTCGTCTACAACATAGGGAATGCCCCTAAGCTCCTGAGCGTAGTAGAGGTGGCCGTGGTAGGCGGGGTGGAGCAAGGGTTGGCGCAACTGAACGAAGATTCTCCAACCAGATGCATTGGCGTACCTGAACAAGTGGTGGTTGGCGGCATTGCCGGCATACGCCCATAGACGTATCGCTTGTTCTTCGTCGATAGCCACATCCGAGTTCGGAGATTGCACCCAGGTCTTAAGGTCGTAATCTGTGACAGGCTCTGCATCCCACTCTAGTGCATGGAAGGTGCG